CATAATGTTTAAAAGGTGGAAAATTACATTTTGCGTGATGATCAGCTACCGTTTTTGGTTTGCTTTTGCGTCCTGGCTCCAATGGCACATGATCAAATGTCATTACACGAATAATTAATTCTTCTTCTGGTATAGTACTTGGATCTATTTTATAAGTTGTTTGTTTTGGTTTTTGACTAGGCTTTCGATTAGGATGTGCATGCCATTCCCAATAAGCCTCTTCATATGCTATTGCACTAAGTTGTGCCGCCCTATTTTCTTTCGCTAGCTGAATTGTTTCTGGTAATTGAATGTCCTCTACACTTTCAACTATAGTATCAAATCGGTCATATTCTTCTGATAAACTGTAACAGTACGTTAATTTACTTTTGTGTATTTCTTTTAACATATCTTTGTTATTGAGATAGTTTTGTTTCCTCATTAAATGTTTCCTTACTTTGTTTTAATTATACTACCTGAGATAGAGCTTGTCAATAACTACACAGTTATTTCTACTATAAATACAAGTGTAGGAGACTTTGATGAGATATGCACAACTAAATGAAGACATAGCTTCTGATATTGCTGTTTTTTATGGCGGCAGATTTCAGCCTATGCACAAAGGTCATCATAAGGTCTATATGGATCTAGTGGAACAGTTTGGTTCCTCTAACGTATTTATCGCTACTACAGTTAGCAAGACTGCTACTCCAGAACGTGATCCATTTAGCTTTGATGAGAAGAAACAAATTATGAATGGTATGTTTGGAATACCAGAAAAACAAATTGTGCAAACACAACCCTACAGACCCGATGTAAGCATGACAGGTAAAGATCCTGCAAACACTGCGGTAGTGCTGGTGTTTAGTGCTAAAGATGCAGGTAGACTAAAACGCGGGGGATTTTTAAGAGATTATGTACCGGGTGCTGAAATGGTACCTAGTGACCAAGGAGCATATATCCTTGAGGTAGGAATACAAGAAGGTGGCATGAGTGCTACTGATTTTAGAACAGTAATGAAAAACGACAGTTTAGATGACAATCAAAAGATGATGAAGTTCAGAGAATTTTTTGGTACAATTAATGCTGATGTGTTTAATTTTGTAAAGGATAAACTAAATGCCAGTGCTAGCTGAAAATAGAGCAAAACTACAACTTAAACCTGGCGCACCAGGTCTTTATTTTGCTGGCCCTGCAAGGCCGTTGCTAGAACACAGAGGTATATTATTTCCGTATCAACCAGATATCACTTATCAACAAAGTGTTGCATATAGTCCTTATGATATGGTACACACAAATTATACATTTAATGCTTATAGGAATACACCTAGTCCAAGTATACAAATGAACGCACAATTTGCTAGTGTAACAGAAGAAGAAGGTGCTTACACATTAGGAGTTATACACTTTCTAAGAAGTATAACTAAAATGTTTAGTGGATTAAATCAAAGTTTTCCAACAGCAGGTACTCCGCCTCCTGTATTAGAATTTAGTGCTTTTGGAACAGAACAGTTTTACAAAATTCCAGTTGTAGTTACTGCTTTCTCTGTTAACTTTGATAGTAATGTTGATCTTAAATTGTTTAAAGGAGGACAACAGCTTCCAGTTATGCAAAACATGTTTATCGACTTGTCGGTACAACAAAATCCTGATAGACAAAAAAGAAAATTCACAACTAATGCTTTTATCGGAGGGCAAGCATATAAGGATGGATTTATTTAATGGCAGTATCTTATAACAATTCTAGTAATTATTCAAACACTGGTCTTAATCGAAGAAACTTAGACTTATATAATCCTAAGATTAGTGCTGATAATTTAGATGAGGAAACACTTACAATTATCGTACAAAATAAATTTGACAAACGTCCTGACCTACTAGCATTTGAATTGTATGGTAGTGCAAGACTTTGGTGGGTGTTTACACACTATAATAGAGATAAATTAAAAGATCCAATATTTGATTTTAAGGCGGGTATAAAGATAGTAGTTCCAAAGACCTATCGAGTAACGGGATCTAGCTAATGGCTAAACAAAACATCTATCAAGATAATATTCTTAACCAGTATGACAACTACACTTATAACTGGGCCATTCACATGGTTAATCCTATTAATGCTCATAGGTTTGAAAAAAACATTAGTCAAGGAAATGTTAAAACTATTGCTCATAGCGGTGTAGAATCTGAGATTAATATTGAGAGCATTGAGCATATACTGAGTACTGCATTTAAAAAGAATCAAGATAGAAGTAGTTTTGCTAATATGTTTGGTGTCACAATGACGGAACCAGGCGGAGCAACACTTTTTACTAGGATTGTTAAAGCCGCACAAGATTTAGATATTGAAAATCATTTGCAAGCATGTTATCTATTAGAATTAAAGTTCTTAGCATATGATCAAATCGGTCAACCGGTGGTGTGTGATGTTGGTCCATATTACTATATGTGTACTCTAGTAAATTTAACTTTTAACTATAATGACGGATCAACAACGTATACTGGTGACTTCTTAGAAACACATCAAGACGCATACAAAACACAAACACTGCACGTTAAACAAGAAATTCCCAATCTAACAGCAAGTACATTTGGAGAGTTTTTAACTGCCTTAGAAAAAGAAATAAATGTACAAGAACAAAGGTCTACTTTTGCAAGTCCTAGTAAAGATATATTTGATGATTACAAATTAGGGTGTTTAGAAACAGAATGGTTAGACCTTCCGTTTGGCGCAACTGGCGCAGGAGGCGATACTTCTTTAAGTAGTGTAAGCGTTAAAGGAAATGGCACACTTACATTTAACATTAAACCAGGTACTAGTGTTAGTGACGCAATGGTTGTGGCATTATTACAAACTGATCATTTTAGAAAACTTCCTACAGCCGGAGGTGGGTTTCACAAAGATCATCCAGATGATGCAGAAGCAAAACCAAAAACTTTTGGAGAACTTAGTCAATGGTTTATATTTGATAATGAAGTACTGTATGGTCTGTATGATAAAACAGCAAAAAGATATTCTAAACAAATAACCTACAATCTTCATAAATTTTTAGTGCCTGAATTAAATCATGATGCTCTTAGTTACCAAGCAATGATATCGGACTTGGGAGTGCAAAAAGAAAGACTTAAAAAAATTGTAGAAAACGGACTATTAAGAAAACGTTTTGATTTTACATACACTGGATTGAACACAGAAGTACTAGGATTAGATGTCACACTGAACAATACATATTACAGTATGCAAGCAATAAACAGTGGTAGGTTAAGTAACAGAGCAAAAGCGGTAGCTGGTGCTAGTGGATCCACAGACGAACTAAACCAAACACAAACAGAATACGAAACTATAAAAAAACAAATTGATGCTAACAAAGCTAAAATTGCTAAACTTAAAAAACAAGCGGCACAAATAAGATCCGATCGAGACTCAGGAAATGTTCCTGATAGAATCATCGGTGTAGAAGCAGAGATAGCCGCTCGAGAAGCTGAACAAAGTGCTCAAGCACTTGAGCAAGAGAATATTCGATTAGAAAAAGAATTAAGTAAAGCATTTGACGAGTCTAAAAAAGTAATTGATAGGCTCAAAGAACAAGCAGGTTTAAGGTCAATACAACCTGTTAATAAAAGATATATAACACAAAGTGAACTAACAGGACAAGCTGTAAAAAAAGATAGAGATCAAGAATTGCCTGTAAGTTATCTGCCAATGCCAATTAGCAGTAAAGCTAATGCTGGACCAGACACAGGCGATACAGCAGGCGCGGTGCTTTTAGGTGCAGTTGAACTAAATTTAAATTCACTAGGTGATTTAATTCAGCAACAAATACAAATACGAGGTGACCCGTACTGGTTAGGAAAACCCAAAGGAGCTCATACTGTACTCAACGAAGTCAATGATGTAACCGGAAGAGCAGGTGCTAACTATACGCAAGGCGGATGTATGTATTTTTTAAATATGAACTTTCCGACTTACCCAGATCAATTTACTGGATTAATGAATATTCCAGAAGCTAACTTTGGTATAATTGGACTGTACCGTGTTTATAGAGTTGTAGCAAGATACCAAGACGGTAGATTTGATATGACTATAGAATCATACAGAGATATGAATTCAAACACTGGTTTAATTTGGGAAGAAATATCAACTGGCAGAATTGACGCAAACAGAGTAAGACAGGAAGAAGAATTCAAACAGCAACAACCAGATGATATTGACGATGCATTTGATCCGCCAGTCCAGCCCGGAGACGAATTAGGAACTGTTACAGACGGGACAGGTAATGGTACTGTTACAGAAGATCAACCAAATGTAGCAGGTGTTAGAACACAACTTATTGCAAGTGACTTAAAGCAAATACTAACCAAAGCTGGACAAGAGAGTGGACTTAATGTTAGAGTTGTAAGTGGCGGACAGCCAGCTAAAGGCACTAGTACTGATAGAGTAGGAAGTACTAGACACGACAACGGTCATGCGGCTGATATCGAACTAACTGGAGCAGATGGCAGAGTACTAAGTTTAGACAATCCAGCTGATGTTCCATTGATACAAAATTTTATTATAGAAGCAAAAAATGCAGGTGCTACTGGTATTGGTGCTGGAAATGGATACATGGGCAATAACAGAATACATGTTGATAATGCGGCACAGTATGGTCAAGCACCAGGCGGTACTAGTTATTGGGGTGGCACACCTGACAATCAAGGTAACATTAGAGCTAAAAATGCACCACAATGGCTTAAAACAATTATGACAGGATAACAATATGCAATATATGGGTAAAAATCAAACAAGCGGCGGCGTACCTGGTATGTACGATAAATCAATGAACGTAGGCGGAATACACAAACAAACAGGACTATTTCTAGCCAAAGTAATGAATATTGTTGATGATAGATATGAAGGATATTTGTATGTTGAAATTATAGGACATGAATATTTGGGTGACTTCAGTGATGGAGCCGCTTCACAACAAGAATATGTTCGTGTTAGAAGATCAAGTCCATACGGAGGACACTATCAATCTGAAGGTCATACTAGATCATATGGTATGAGCAGTCATCCTCCTGCACCTGGTACAGAAGTATTAGTAGCATTTGTACATAATAGTGATGTGGGAATATTAATTGGTGTTCTTCCTGACACTACTCGTAATTCAGCTATTCCGTCAAACCCAGCAGGATTTATGGAAGATGAAAAAGATACACCCGGGCATTGTTTTGATCCAAGCCCGCTTAAAGATCCAGGCAAAAATGAAAGACCTGCAAATCCTGAGCAAAGTTTCGTTAATGAACAAGGTATACCATTGGATACAATTAGAGGGTTGAGTAGTAGCAGTCAAAGAAGAGAATCGCCTACTAATGTCTTTGGATTCAACACACCAGGCGGACATCAATTTATTATGGATGATGGCACACGAGCTAATGATGATAAGTGTCTAGCTCCTGATAAAAATAGAAAACCAGGATTAAGTAACTTAACAAGAATGCGAAGCGGAAAAGGCGCACAACTGTTAATGCACGATGGAGCAGAGATAGTTTATCTTACTAATCATAGAGGTAGTTGTTGGATACAACTTAATGGCAACGGAAACTTAGATATCTATACAGACAATGATATTAGTATGCACACTAAAACAAATTTTAACTTACATGTTGATGGAGATTTTAACTTAGATGCAGATACAATCAATATGAAAGCTAGAGGTACAAAAGGTACAACTATTGAAAATTTAACAGGTGAGTTTAATTTACATGCAAACAAAGATATCAAATTAACAACGGATCTCAATGGCAATATAAAATGTGCTGGTAATATGAGAGTTACAGCGGCATTAATTGATTTGAATGGTCCTGAAGCTACAGCGGCAACAAAAATTGAAGACAAGAATTTAACTACTAATAGAGATGTTAAAACTAGTATTAGTGATAGAGTTCCAGAGCATGAACCTTGGGGCGGGCATGTTGAACCACAAGAATTTTTACCTTGTGTTGCTAGCCCAAACATTGACCTATCAGCAATTGATATTGATATGAGTAAAATTAAAAATACTTCAACTCAGCCCAGCAGGACTGCAGAAACTGATAATAGGATAGCTGATGACGGATTTATTGCTCAGCCAGGTGCAGAAAATTTTATTACGGACACTCAAAGTTTCTCTATTGGACAAAATTATTTGAAAAATCCAAGAGCATATAGCCAAGCTGATTTAGAAAGCGTTGAATCTTTACGTGGCTTCAATGAATCACTTGGAGGTGGAGGAGCTCAAGCTGAACTTACTCAAGGGGAAAGAGCATACGCACTCGAAAAAGGATATATAAAAAATAGTCAAACAAAATTACCTGGAAGGCGCGGGCCAAGATGACAACTACTATAGATAGAAAATTTCAAACAGTATGGACTGATTATATTGTAAAAGATACAACAGCTTATACAACTGATATTGATATAACCAAATTAACAGCAAGTGAAAATGCTATAAATTTAGCACTACATTTCTTTAGCGGATATAGTGGATTTGATCAAACTGCATACGGAGAAGGCAATTTCTCAGAAGGCTTAACCGAACAACAATCATACGACAATTGGCTTACAGTCTTTAATAAACAACAGACTATTGTTAAGAAACAAATTACACAAAATAGTATTGAATCGCCAGCAGTTATACCTGCAATACCACAATCTGTATATGATGGACTAGTATTACATCATTGGGCAACAGGAAGAGTTTTTACTGTTGAAGCAGTCGAAGCTACATACGAACTATTACCAGTTTTAAAATCTAAAGATTATGATACTATTGCAAGTATGATGATGCGTGGTTCTAGAAATCGAAATCTTTGTATTAAATCTGCTACAGTTTTAAGATTAGCAGACTATGGATCTATTAAATCTAGGTCACTGTCTAGAACAAACGGAATACATCAAATGCGTTCTTTCAATGAAAGAGATGCATTAAATGATGAACAATTACGCAGAGCTAGATTTGCATACTATGCCGAGACAGGAAGTTTTTTACCTTTTACTCCTGAGAGTATACAGCGTAATATTGTTAAAGAATACAACAAGACACTAATAACTAAAAATTTTACATTTGATGGAACTAATACATTTACATTAGAAAAACCAGCTAGTATGACACCTGTAGAAAAGCTATCGGTTACTATAAATGGAGATATCCAACAGCATTTTTATGACTTTACAATAGTAGATGATTTACTTACAATTACTAAATCTATGAACACAGGTGATATTATTGCAACTACCATTAAAATATAAACTCAGCAGTTAATTTTGCAATAAATACTTGTATGGTAACGTATATAGGATATAGCACAGTAGGCACGACATACGGCAGTAAAACACTGACTGATGTTGATATTGCTCGAAGAGATTTACTAAATCATTTTTACACTAGAAGAGGCGAACGTGTACAAAATCCTACATTTGGAAGTATACTTCCGGACTTAGTATTTGAACCGTTAGATGCTCAAACAGAACAACTAGCAAAAGATGATGTAGATGCAATAGTAAACAATGACCCACGATGGAAACCATTGGAAACGCTATTATCAAAGCCCGATGATCATACATTGGACATTACAGTAAGGCTTGAATATATCGATACAGGAACAGCAGAAGAATTGTTTCTAAATTTTATAGGTGAAGAATAATGGCACAAGGCGCAAGACAGAGTAGTTTATTTGCCGCAGAAGACTTTAGCGTAGCATACGAAAGTTTTAGCGAAGCAAACTTTCAAGCATATGATTTTGAAACCATAAGAAATGCTATGGTTGATTATATAAGCACAAACTATCCAGAAAACTTTAATGACTATATCAATAGTAGTGAATTTATAGCACTATTAGAACTATTGGCATTTTTAGGACACAATCTAGCATTTAGAGCAGATCTAGCTAGTAGAGAAAATTATCTAAGTACAGCAGAACGAAGAGATAGCGCCTTGCGTATTGCTGAGTTTTTAGGATACAAACCAACTAGAAATGTTGTTGCAAACGGATATTTAAAAATTGACAGTGTAAAAACTGACGAAGCTGTGTTTGACACAAATGGCAATAGTCTAGCTAATAGTACTGTACAGTTTGAAGACTTAACTGATACTAACAGCTATCAAAACTTTTTAGCTATTATGAATTCAATATTCCAATCTAGTAGCCAGTTTGGTTCACCTTATAGTAGTTTTAACACTACTGGTATTACCAACGAAATTTACAGAACAAATAGTACAGCTAATACAGCTGAAAGAAACTTTTCAAACAAAGTTAATGGGTCATCATCTAGTTTTAGTTTTTACAGTCCAGAATTCAATAATACTACACAAACCCTAGTAGAAAAAACTCCAGATCCTTATGCAGTGGTTGACTTATTGTATAAAAATGATAGTAGTGGTAATAGTAGTCCAGATACTGGTTTCTTTATAGGATTTAAACAAGGTCAACTAGAACACAAAGATTTTCAAATTACAGAAGGACTTCCTAATTTAGTATTGGATATTAATGCTGATAATGTTGCAAATGGAAATGTATGGGTACAAACAATAGACGAAGTAGGTCAAATTCAAAAAAATTGGACACAAGTAGATAGACTGTTTGGAAACGGAACATTGTTTAACGCAAAGAACAATGCTATCAGAGATATTTTTAGTGTTGCAAGCAGAGAGAATGATCAAATTAGTGTTGTATTTGCTGATGGTAACTTTGGAAATATACCACGTGGCATTATTAGAGTATGGTATAGAACTGGACTTAATCAAACATATAGTCTAACTCCAGACAGTTTTAACAGTACTAGTTTTACACTTAGATATATTGGTGCAAACGGAAATACATTCAATGCAATGTTCAATGCAAGTTTAAAAACTAATGTTACAAATGCAAGTGTTAGAGAAAGTGTTGCTAGTATCAAAGCCAACGCTCCTCGATTCTTTGCTACGCAAGATAGAATGGTAACAGCAGAAGATTACAGTATTTTTCCTGTTACAGTAAGCGAAAACATTCGTAAAATTAAAAGTATTAATAGAGTACATAGTGGTCATAGTAGATTCCGTGACATATATGATCCAACTGCGACTTATGCAGATGCAATACAATATACAGATGATGCTTACATTTACGAAAATAATGTAACAACTAGAAGTGTAATTAATTTACCTACTAACCTGTCAGGAGCAAGTGTATTCAATAAATTTATTAAACCAATGCTAGCTAATCCAGAAGTTAGTAACTTTTATTACAATAGACATGGTTATAGTACTACAACACACAATGCACAAACAGATTTTACAGATACTACAAATGGTATAAAATATTTGGGTACATCAGATGCAGATACATTCCGTTGGACACAAGTGACAAAAGGTGCTAATGCTTGTAGTGGATATTTTACATTGAATTCAAATGTACAACGAACAGGACTAACAGCAACCAATAGTTTGAAAAAAGCAGAACTAAACGGATTAGTAGAATTTATTAGCAGTCCTTACAAAGAAGGATATATTAGTATAGCTACTGTTACCAATGGCGGTAGTGGATATACCAGTACACCAACAGTAACAATTACTGGAAAAGGCACAGGAGCCACAGCAACATGTACAGTAGCTAATGGTTCAGTTACTAGTGTTGCAATTATTAACAGCGGTAGTGGGTATGATCAAAGTACAAACATATCATTTGCTAGTGGCGGAGGCAGTGGTGCAAGTGCAAGAGCTACAATCGTTGACGCAGATATTCAATGGGTTAAAGTTGATAGAATTTATAAAAATGGACTAGGCGAGGATGACAGTACAGGTACACCAACTGGTATTGATAATACAGGAAAAGGTGCTGTAGTTATTAATGGTATTATTCCTACAGGAGCAAGAGTTAAGCGTATTGTTCCTAAGATTGCAACAGACTTAACAGCTACAACTAGACAAAATGTTATTGATAAAATTGACAGCAGAAATAGTTTTGCTTTAAGATATAATGCTCAAAGCCAACAGTGGATAATTATTGATAGTTCAAACTTGCCTGCAAATACTCTAGCACTTAATGATCCATCGAACTGGAATAGAAAATTTGAAGGTGACGGATCTAGCACAGGATTAGATAACAGTTGGGTCTTGCGTTTTAATTATAGTGCAACTGAGTGGGAGATGCTAGCAAGGAAAACACAGTTTGTAATTGGTAGTCCTCAGAAACTTAAATTTACAAACTTAAACTTTAATAGTTCGTTTAGTAGCGAAACACAAAAACCGCTCAGAGATAACATTAAAATATTAAAAATTAATCCTAAAAGTAAAACGGATCCAGACCCAATGGGCAGAGAATATAAGTTCAATGCATTTGGAACATTTACATATGCAGACGGATATACAGATCCGCACAATATAAGAGTAAGTCTAGCTGACCCTGATAATGACGGATACCCAAATAATCCTGAAGCATTTAACAAAATACTTGCAAATCAAACTATAAATTTAGGTAAAACTTCAGTTGACGGATATGATTATACTGTAATTGACAACACTAACGGAACTACCCAAGTAAATGGAGCTTGTGATTTACATGTTCAGTATAACAGAATTGCTGACATTAATCAAGTGATTGATCCAAGTACTACAAACATTATCGACACTTATGTATTGTTAAACAGTTACAATACACAGTTCAGAACATGGGCACAATATGATGGAAGAATTGAAACTAAACCTAATAGTCCAACTGTTAGTGAATTAGGAGAGTTGTTCAGTAATCTAAACGAAAAGAAAAGTATAAGCGATCAAGTTATATACAGACCTGTCAAGTACAAAATACTGTTTGGAGATTTAGCTAGTGGAGAACTTCAAGCTAGATTTAATGTAACAAAAACTGTAAACAGTACACTTAGCGATACAGAAATTAAACAAAGGGTTATCAATCTAATTAATTCTTACTTTAGTATTGACAACTGGGACTTTGGTGAAGAGTTTTACTTTACTGAAATGGCGGCTTTTATTCATAATAATATGATAGGAGAGATAAGCCAGATAACAATTAGTCCAGTTAGTACTTCGGAAGATAGTACTGCACTATTTGAGATAACTAGTGATAGTGATGAATTATTTTTACCTATATTGACAAGTTCGAATATTGTTGTTACTAAAACAATAGCTGGAAACAGTACTACAATTTCACAAAATACTGGAGTTAGTATTCAATGAGTGAACGCCAAGCAAAACCAATTGTAACACCGTTATCTACTAGACCAGGAGAATCTATTGAACACACTGGTTCTAGAGAAGTTACCAAGTTACTTCCGAGTATTTTACAAACTACAGTAAACAAACAGTTCTTTGATAGCACATTTGAACAGTTAATGTCAACTGGTAATTTACAACCAATTAAAAATATTGTTGGTAAGCAAACTGCTAATAGAGATATAACTGACAATTATCTAATAGATAATAGAAGCAACGATCCATATCAGTTTGCTCAAGGATTTGTTAATAGGAACGAAGATAAAACTGTTAGCGGAACACTAGCATATGATGATTTACTGAGATCCTTAAAATACAATGAAGTTGAAACCAACAATCATAATAGAGTTTTAAGCGAACTTGGATATACATTAGACTTACCTATCAACTATGATATGTTTGTAAACCACCAAAAGTATTTTTGGCTAGTAGATGTTATGCCACCGTGTGCTATTAAAGGTAAACCAAATTTTAACATTAATATCGATGACGCAATAGGCGAAACAACATACACATACACAAATCTTTTTGATGGAAAAGACTTGACATTGCAAGACGGAATGCGTATAGTATTCTCTCCAACAGATATTACAAGAAGAATTCAGACAGTAGTAGGCAATACTACTTTTACAGCCGGCATGGCAAATGGTGCAGTAAGAACAAAAGTATTTTTAGATAATGTACTACTAGCACCGTCAACTTATTCATACAACAACACAACTGGTGTTGTAACATTAAACACAGCACCAGCACTACAACAAGAAGTAGAGATACACACATACTATGCAACAAGTAACAGTGGAACAAATAATATTGATGAAATCTACATTGTAGATAATGTAGGTCAACCCGGCGGTATTAAATTTACAAAACAATTTGATGCTGGAATTGCCGCAGGACAATACGGAAAAAGACAATGGGTAAATGTTACAGTTTACAATAATCAAGAACCTAGCGGATTTGATGCAGATGATGGTAGTTTTGATTTTAGACCCTATGACCTCAGAGAACATAGATTAACAACAAGAGATTATCTTGTTGAACAAAGATGTAGCACAGATCAAAGTGCATGGGCAAGAAGCAACTTGTGGATACACGAAGATGCGGCTCAAGCTATGCTTACATTTAGTGGATTAGATAGTTCTATATACTTGTTAGACAAGTATAGAGGTGTAAGACCTATCATTGAATTTAAAGAAAATATTGAAAAATACAACACTGGTATTAGACACCTAGCAAATATTGACCATGCATTAGAGAGCACCGAAGACCCAGCACAAACTATTGTTGGTAAAACAAGTTATAGTGTAACAGTTAGTGGAATAACAACTGAATGGAGTAATGTAAAAGGTGCAATCAAAAAAGACAAAGTAAGAGTTACAAACGGCACAGCTCCAAATCAAGTTATTACATATTGGGAATGTATACAGAATCACGCAACACCAATTAATCCACAAGATTCAACAAACCGAGACGTTTGGCAACAAATTGTTCCTGTCGAGTTAGAAAATGACGATCTAATTATATTTTTTGAAAGTGCAAATGTCGCATACAAGAATAAAATCTTTAGAGTAGGAGGAGTGCAAAGTAGTATTACACTTACAGAAGTTTACAACGGCGACGGATCCAATGGTGCTACAGCGTTAGTATCGGGAGACAAAATTGTTATCCTCAATGGCTTTAATACACTAGACATTTCAAATATTGCTAATACTGAAAACGGTGAAAAGGATGATCCGTTCAGTGGCGCAGAGATATATTGGAATGGAACAGCATGGGTATACGGACAGCAGAAAGAACACAGAAGTGCAGGAATACTGCATGAACTTTATGATGTTGACTTAATTAAATTAGACGATGCAACAACTTATCCAACCAGTGATTATGTTGGCGGGTATATTTTTAATTTTACACACAGTACAACTAATAAATTTGATGATGCACTGGGGTTTAAACCTGAGTATGTAGACTATGGAAACAATCCTGGTTTAAACTTTGAAGTAGGATTGCTACATACTAGGTTTAATTATACGGAGCAGAGTCCAGACTTTCAAAAGAATTTAACTATAGAAATTACTGGAAACTATTACTATAAAAATTTAAACAACAATAGATATTACAATGGTTGGTCTACTGTTAGAGATGGTCAGCCTGTAAGTAGAGTAATTAACAAGACAGTTACAGATGCAACTGTTCCGTTAAAGTTTGATGTCGGGCATAATAATTTTGATAAAGACAGATATTTTAGAATGTTTAAAGAAAATGACTTGCTGGCAGTACAAAGTAATGATGTGATTGATACAAGTAGAGTTAATAGATTAAACGGAAAACTACCTAATTTATACTTGAATACAAATACAACTTACTTTATTCGTACTCAGTTTCCACAAGCTGAATTAGAATTTGTGGACATGGACGGAACAACATTAAGTAGTGGTATTACAAGAACGGCAGGTGTAAGAGATGATTTTGATCTTGTCATAGCAAGTCCAACTATTAAAAGTTTTAAATATAGACTAGCGGCAAGTCCTAATAACTTTGGTGTTGTGTATTTGCATACAAGCACACAAGATACAAATATTAAGGTTACTAAAAACGGTGTTGATTTCACAAATTATATTTTGAATGGAAACATATTAGAAGTCAACAGCGGTCTTAGAAAAGACGACCATTATCAAGTTTCGGTGTTTACTACTGCAAAGTATAGTGATACTGCTGAAGGTAATTTTGAAGTAGTAGATGTACATAAATTTAATCCACAAAATTTAACATTCGATAAAGTCAGCTACGGAGATTTATTATTACATCTAAAATCTCAGATGACACAAATTCCAACGTTTACAGGCGAATGGGCTGGATTTAATAACTATAGAAATATTCCACATGATCATACCTTTGGTGGCATAATTAGACAACAACCTTATTCAACTGAACTTCTTAATCAGTTGTTTACAGAGAACGACACAGATCCAATCAGTAGTTTACAGTACAGTAGTAACAGTTATAAAAACTTTATTCGATCTTTCAAAACAAAAATTAGACAACTAAATGAAAGTGTTGATATTACAGAGCCTGTTTATTCACTAGTTGATAAAACTTTAGAAGCAATAAACATTGGCAAAAACAAAACAAGTGCATTTGCTAGAAGTCAAATGGCAATGTACAGAGATTATGAAGAAGCTAATTTTAGTTGGGTATTAAATCAAACTCCAACATTTGACTTACCATTTACTGTGAACGAATATGATGATACTTTTAATCACACACAAGCATGGATACAAATTCCAGATCCTGCAGGCAATCACACATGGAGAGCATTAAAGTATCCAGAAGAATATACGTTTAATAACTATCAAATTACAATTACACTTAGTGGAATTACATTTCCAGCAAGTGGTCAAAACAATTTACATTTTAGATGGTACAAAAGAGATAGTGTAAGTTTTGTACCACCAAGTAGTGTTAAATTAGGATTAACAAGACCTTTTACGCCTGAACTAAGAAGTAATTATAGTAAAGATAGTACAGGCACAGCAACAGATAGTGTTATTGTTGGACACGATGGTAGTATCCATGTACGCAACGGAACAGAACTATTTGATAGACAGGTAGTAGGATTTGATCCAGTTGATGCAGGTCTATGGGACTTAGAGTTGCGTATATCTAATAATTTAGGTGTAGAATTAACATCGGTTGTTAATTCAAAGCAGTATTGGCCCAATGCAAGTAGAAATACTCCTTACACTTGGGCCGACTTTCAAGATTCGATTAAAAGCGAATACAATAAATGGAAAACAGAAAACAACGTAACCAATTTTAATTCTTCTACTTACTACAGCGGAACTGATAAGTTTACTTGGAACTATAGCAGTGTCACTCCAAATATTGGTGGTTGGAGAGGATTATATCGTTACTTCTTTAACACTGACAAACCACATACTGATCCGTGGGAGATGATGGGTTACAACGAAAAACCAACTTGGTGGGACACATATTATAGTTGGACAGATGCGGCGAAACGCACAGCATTGATTACAGCATTAAAATATGGTAATATCAGTAATCCTGGACTAGCAAGTAATCTACAAGTATATGATTTAGATTATAGTTACCCTTCATACGACTGGGCAACAAATACATTGGTCACATTACTTGGAGTATTAAATGATCCAGTAACAGCAAGTGTAGTGCAAACACCGTCACTAGCAGAAAGACAAAAAGATTTTGTATATGGCGATTGGGGTCCGGTAGAAGAACAATGGCGCAGAAGTAGTGAATTTAAATTTGCATCAGCTTTGGCATTGCTACGAACAAGACCTTTAATTGGCACTAACTTATATTTTAAAACTAATAAGAGAAACAATGTAAGTACCTTAGGATATGATAATCCACAAATACGTGACATAGATAAAAGAAAGCTAACAAGCTGGAGTAACATTGAACTTAGCGACGGTAAAATTATTGGCGCTATTATTGAAAGTGTTAAAATTAAAGATGCAGGCAGTGGTTATACCACTACACCAACTGTAACAGTTTTTGATAATTTTGGATCGGGTGCTGAAGTTAAAGTTAGTATCAAAGATGGAAAACTAATTGCCGCTAGAATTACAAAGCAAGGACAAGAATATTTTAATAAACCTAGATTAGTTTTAAGCAGTGGAAATGGCATACTAGAAGCTATTATTGAAAAAGATACTCGACGTTACTTTAGTGGATTTAGTAACAGTATTACATCATATGCTTTGTTGAGTGGAACAACAACTGATGTAATACTACAAAGATTTAAAAATATGACATTCAACCCTATTGTTAAAGCAGGCGGATTTGTAAACAACAATCAAAACTTTATATTAGAAAGTAGCCAAGACAAAGGCAGAGTGTTTGTACCGGAAGAAAATTTTAGCACACACTTGTATGTTAACAAACCTGACGTTGAATTTTTCTTTGGAGGTATTATAATTAACAAAACAGCTAATGGTTATACTATCAATGGCTACGACAATAGCTTAGGATTATTTAGATATAACGCACCAGCAACTAACGGACCTAGTGCTAAAGTAACATTCAGCGGAACACTACAAGTAGATGTTAGAAGATACACCAACTTTGAAAATACTATTAGTGAACTAGACTATAACACAGAACTAAGATCAATACAAGAAGTTTATGACTTTATTCAAGGATACGGACATTACTTAACTAGTTTAGGGTTTACACAGTCCTGGAAGAATGCAGGCAGTAATTTTGGTAATTGGGCAACTGGTAATAGTACACAAACATTGTACTTGATTCCAGATCCAAACAAAGTAACAGTACAAGATGATAGACTAGGATACTTTGATAATTTAAACACAAGATATGATGGTGTGTATAATATTGTTAGTAACTTAGGCAAACAAATTAGTTCTAGCGATATTGCTATTAACAGAAGTTCAATGTCATTGGATGAAGAAACTGTTTTTGAAACTAAAGAAACTACAACTAATATGTTTGGTTTAAGACTTTATAAAGTACAGATGGAACATATTTTTATATTTGATAATGTAACTAACTTTGATGATGTTATAGCTTCGAGTGAAATAGGACAAATACACGAACGAATTATATGGAGAGGCAATAGAACTAAAAACTGGAATGGTAAATTGTTTACACCAGGACACATAGTTAATGGTAATAGTATATTACCAAACTTTGATAGTGTAGCTGGACAATTAGATCAATATTATGCTAGGACAAATACATTAAGCAATAAACAAATCAGTGATGTTGCTAGATTTAATAGTGGATATAATAGACCAAACTGGGCTGATACACTAGACTTAGATGATGACAGTGTGTACGAGTTTGTTAAAGGAACATACAAATACAAAGGCACTCGTTATGCACTTGATGCATTTATGAGAAACAAAGGTTTGTTTAACGGAGATGCTACAGCTGATTTAAATGAACTGTGGGCAGTTAGAATGGCTGACTTTGGAGATACTGCTAAAAGAAAGTTAACAGAGTTTCAAATTACACCTGAGTTGCTAGTGACAGATCCACAACCTATTAGATTTATAAGTGGACAAAAGTATGATGTACTAAGTGACATTGTAATTGATATTGATGATACTAGTCCTCTAAATGTTTACAATCCAGATTCTGAACAGTTTACAACCAGAGAAATAAAAACATATGACGATCAAAATCAAAACAGTATGTTTGCAAATGATTTTATAAATGCTGGCTTACCATTGTTAACTGAAACTGATTATAGAACGTTAAACAAAGAAGACTTTACATTATTTCCAACAGAAACAAAAATAGCATACGACTTTGATGGCGAATGGCAAGAATATGACAAATGGGATAGCAAGACAAGTTATAAATTAGGAGATAAAGTAATTCATCAAGGAAGAGTATGGGAGATGTTAGATCCAGACGGAGCTAGCGGATTAACTACAGCAAACAATCCTATTGAACTTACTGGAACAGTACAACTACCTATTATTCCTAGTGCAGGACAAACTTTAGTAGTTGACGGCACCACTATTAGTTTAACAAAGAGTGCAACAAGTACAACATTAAATGTAGTCACTGTTGATGGTTCCAAAGATATTAGAACCAATAATGTAGTAGCACATGATACTACATTGATACTAGGACAAACAAGTGCATTAGCTTCAACAATAACATTTAATAATAGTGTTGTTACTACAGTGTTTAATGACATTGTAAAAACTGGTACTACTGTAAACCCAATTATACAAGGCAGTGCAACAGCTACTTTGATCATTGAAGGAACAACAGTTAACTTTAATGAACAACAAACTGGTACTACAAACATTACAGCTCAACAAGCGTATGAGAATACATTCAACAGTAGTAGCTGGATACAAAATGGCGGTACTGTATCAAGTACAGCAACAACTAGAATTAGTAGAATTGAAAGTTTAAGATCAGCATACATTGCGGCTAATAGTGCGGCGGCATGGACAACATGGATAACAACTTACTATGCAAATAACGCAGGATTAAATATTTCTCATTTGATAACACTAGTAGCATTAGGTGGTTCTACAGCAACAGCGGCACAACAATTTTTAGACCAAGATGTAATTCTTATAAACAACATGTTAGGTACAAGTTTTGTAGGCACACAAGTTGCTAGTGGTGCTCAAGTAATTAGTCCTGCTCAAATAGCAACCTGCCAAGGTCAAATGAATTTAGGAACATTTACAGATGATATTGCAACATATCTAAAATCTAGTGCTAATGCTACAACTACATTTGCGGTAACCACAGTGGTTGCACAGCAATCTGCTACTGGATTTAAACCTTACAGTTTAACTGATATCGTTAACAGAATTAATGCCGCAGGTATTAGTAATATTACAGCTGGAGCAAATGCAAGTAGTCAATTAACAATTACAAAAACAACTAGTACGCCTTCAGTTGCATTTAACTTAACAATCAGTGTTGGTACAATGAATGGTACTGTGGGATTCAACAGTGCTCAAGAAACAATACAGTCGCAAGGTACAAATACAGTCACTACACCTAACTTAACTCAACAGCAGATAGTAGATCAAATTAATAATGCTAATGTTACAGGCATTAGTGCAAGTGTATTAGGAAACGTATTAAGACTACAATGTAACCTAAGTCAGTTCTTTATTGGCACTGGTACAGCTAATGCAGATATTGGGTTAACGTCAGGTGTAACACCAGCTTCTACAACTACAAGTACAACTAGTACCAGTTTAACTTTGCCTGATATATTAGAAAGTATTAATCTTGCTACAATAACAGGTGTAACGGCAGTATCTGCTAATAACAAAGTTAAACTTATAAGCACAAATTCAACACTAGTAATAGGTGCTGGAACTGCAAACTCGACTATTGGATTTACTGCACAAACTTACAGTGCTACAACAGGTAATGTTAGCAATGTATTCAATGCTATTGTTGGCAGTGACGGAAATCAAGTGTTTCAACAGATGACAAACGATCCAAACATTTTTAGTATTTGGGTTGCTGACAATAGTGAATTTGGAAATTATAATTTAGGACACGAGATTTATCAAACAATGGACTTTGGCATGTATACACATAATGCATGTGGAGGCATAGAAGATGCAGATGAAGCACAACTTGATGTAACTAGACAAAATGGCGAAACACAAGCTCATAACTTAGTAGTTGGCGATTACATTTTAATTAGAGGAAGTGACACAGTACCTAATATTGATGGTATTCATCAAGTTACTAGAGTGGACCCAAATAATGTAAGAAGATTTTATATTGACCAATATATTGAAACAGAAGGACATGCTGGTAACATTTATCCATTGAGAAAAATGAGATTTAGTACATTTGCCGCACTTGAAGCTGATAAAAACACTAAAGTAAATGGAGTTTACAAGTATAATTTTGCAGGTGTTAGACAAGACAATGCGTTGAATCCTATATTTGTTTTTGTTGACAATGACGGAAATGCTAGCAACCCTAGTAGTCAAGTTTACAAATGGGTAGGAACATGGAATGACACAAATGGTAATGTTGGCGACTGGGAAATAGTTAGAAGTGGTAATAAACAAGCAAGAAACGATTTGGTTAACAATGTTAAACTATATGATGCAGTTAAGCAAACAACTATTACTAACTTAGAAACATACGATCCAGTTAAAGGGATTATATTTGGATTTATTAAGAATGAAATTGATCATATCTTAACCAATGATGTAGCAAATTACAATTACAATTCCTTAGATGGCGAAATTGAAAATATCAACGCATGGCAAAGTAGCTATGTTGGAAAACGTTGGTGGGATTTGAGTACCGCAGTTTATTTAGACTACGAACAAGGTAGTATAGATTATATGCAAAACAACTGGGGTAGACTGTTTGATGGCGCTAGTATAGATATATACGAATGGACAAGATCTCCTGTATTACCAGAAAAGTGGAGTGAACTAGTAGACCAAGAAATTATCATTGATGGAAGAGTAGCAAGTGGTGAAGCATTTTCTACTATAATTAACAGCGAAATAGTTTACAACTGGACAGAAGAATCTTATTACAATAACAGAACAAAAAGAAACGAAACAGTGTATTACTACTGGGTCAAAAATAAAACCAACTTCAGTGGCGCTAGACAATACAATGTACTACAACTAAGTCAATTGTTAGCAGACCCCACTGGATTTAATTTAAGTTGGTGTGCTACAGCAGGTACAGATACTTTGTTATTATCAGGTATAAGCAATACAGTTACAGAAAATACAGTAGTACAGCTAGATGTTGATAGAAGATTTAACGCTTTGCCTATGCAAGATTGGCTTATGTTAGCAGAAGATGATCCTCAAAGCGTTATCCCAGAATACTTGCATATTAAAGTTAGAGATAGTTTAGCTGGATTTAATCGATTTAGTGTTACTACAACATTTACTACATGGTCAAATAGTACTTCATACACAGCTGATGCAGTGGTAAAAGAAGGTGATAATTATTACATAAGTCGAGTTGATAGTAATTTAAATAATCAACCTAGTGCGGATAGTGATATGTCGCATTGGCAACGAGTGTACGACTTTTCATTCGATAACAATACACAAATTGATGATATAACTATTCTTAGAAGTCAACCTGTGCCTAACTTAAAGTTACATAAATTTAATAGGTACGGACATCAAGTTAGACCTAGACAAAGTTTGTATAGAGAGTTAGAAGAAGCTAGACAAAACTTTGTTTATACTGTAAACTTGTTGTTAAGTGAAGTTAATGTTGTCGACGAAATAAACAACTGGGAAAATGCGTTTGCAACTACATTTGTAGAAGGTGTTATAACTTATGATATAAATGATTATATTGCACTAGTAGATTGGAAGCTAACTGAAAAAGATGCAGACGGTAATGTTACATATAAATTTCCAGAAAACACAGTACCTGATTTAGTATACAATACAAAGCAGGACTATGTTGATGCAGGCGAACCAGTAGACGGAAGTTATGTATTAATTAAAAACACACACTCAGGTGATGATATTATTCGAAGTGAAATGTATCACTTTATCAATGGTGCTGATAAACTTGTGTTTAAAGAAAAAGCAACTATAGAGCTTAGTGAAGAAGTTTGGTTACAAAGAAAGTTTGGACACGGATTTGATGTAGCAAACTTTGATGTTGTTCCCTTTGATAGTGGAAGTGAAAATGTTATTAGCAAACTGTTTGACTTATTAAGAACAGAGATTTTTATTAATCATCACAAAGTAAAATATAATAAGCTATGGTTTAAAATGTTGTTTACTGCACTACTACAAAATACAGCTGACGATTTTGCTTTTAAAACAACTTATACACGTTTAAATGTTAAGCGTCCTCTATTACTAAACAAAAAGTTTTATCAACCAACTTCAATAGAACCAGTTGAAGAATTTTTTAATAGTGTAAAACCTTTCCATACAAAACTGTTAAGCAGTATGGATAGCAACACACACGGAGAGTCAACAAACATTGAAATTGACGAAGTAAGTAGAAACACATCTATAACTATCAAATACGGAGATCACACAACAAGAACATGGGCAGGCGATACTATATTAAGTGGCGGTGGATTTTCTAGCAATGTTCCGACTGATGAAGATTATTCAATGTTTAACTTCCAGCCAGCAGACTTTGAATTTGATTATGATGGTAATATTTTTGACCAGCCAGATAAAGAAGGTTGGGGAGAAGAACTGATGCCTGTAGATTATACAGAAAATGTTAGTATATCAGTACAAACAAATCCACAAGGTACGGTTACAGCAGGTGCAACTTACAGTGTGAATCCTGAAGAAACTGGTCCTAGAGGATTAACATTTAATGACACTGGAACAAAAATGTTTGTAGTTGGTACAACAGGAGATGATGTTAATGAATATACTCTTTCCGTTGCATTTGATTTAACTTCTACAGTTACTTTTGTAGACAGTTATGCAGTTACTGAATGTCCAAATCCAACGGCAGTAAAATTTAATACCAATGGTACAAAGATGTTTGTTACTGGCGTAGGAAACAGCAATGTCCATGAATATGCACTTACAACTGGATTTGATGTATCAACTGCTGGCTTCACACAAACACTTGTTACAACTGTAGACACAGATAACTTTGGACTTGACTTTAAAGATGATGGCACTAAAATGTATATCACAGGAGATCAAAATAACAAGATATATGAATTCAATTTATCCAGTGCATTTGATATTTCATCAGCAACATTTAACCAAGATTTAAGTGTAACTGCTACAGACATAGAACCATTTGGTATAGAATGGAAACCTGATGGTACTAGACTGTTTATAGTTGGCACACGAGGAAACGGTGTAGATTTATTTAATGTAGCTACACCTTGGGATATATCAACAGCAACGCACAGTGAATTTTACTTCATAGGTGGTAATCCTTCCGGTATACATATTTCGCCTGACGGTACAAAAATGTTTATTACTGGAAATACAAGTGACCTAGTAAAATCATATACACTTTCAGTTCCATATGAATTTACAACAGGTAGTACAGCTACAGTAGATAGTAGAGCGTTCAGAATTAACATGTACGAACCACAAGGATTACAAGAAAGTGTTGCTATTGTTGATGCTTCTAAGACAACAACAACTGCTAATATCACAGCAACAGATACAACTATTCCGGTAACTGATGATACAGTATTAGATAGTGTAGATAGAGGTGACGGAGATATTGGATTAGTACCTGGAGTAGTTTGGATAGGAACTGAAAGAATAGAATACAGTGCAGTTGATACAACTAATAATCAATTGTTATTCTGTAACAGAGGAACAAGAGGAACTTCATCTCAAGCACACACAAGCGGTGCAACTGTTACTAATGCAGGACCAAGTAAACGTATACCAACAGTACAAAAATTCTCACATTATGAGAACGGATTACGTTTAGCGTACAATGACAGCGGAATAAGCCTCACAGCGGCAGGTACAAGCCCTGAACATGCGTTCATTAGAAATGCAGGGCAAGGATCGATATAAATACTTTAAATTGGAAAGAACAATGAGTTTAGAAAAGATAGAAACATCATTAATAGGGATAGAAGGTCACATTAAGATATGGGATCCAGAATCTGGCGAAGTACTAGTACGTCGACGTAATGCTATTAACTACGAAAATATGAGTATTGCGATAGCTAGTCTTTTAGCTAATGAAAGCGGCGCAACTAGCACACATCAAGTTGCTACAATGAGATTTGGAAATGGTGGAACTACTATTGACGGACTCGGCGCAGTTACATATAAAGCAACAAACACTAACACTGCTAGTGGAGCATTATATAATCAAACGTTTAGTCAAGCAGTTGATGAAACAGTAACAGGAAGTGCAGATAATGGAACAGAGTTTGCTCATACCAGTCCAAACACATTTAGTGATGTTATTACAACATGCACACTTGACTATGGTAGTGTAACTGGACAAGATCTACTAGATACAGCTACCAACATGAACGGAACATATGTGTTTGACGAACTTGCACTATATTCAGGTAACAACGATTTGTTAACCCATGTTATTTTTCATCCAGTACAAAAAAGTGCAAATAGAAAAATACAAGTAATATACACATTAAGAATTAGATCAAGTTTTGCAGACTTGTAAAAGGAAAAGACATGCCATACACAATAGATTTTAGCAATAGTGGAAAAACAGCAATAGTTGTAAATGACGGAACAATAGATACTAGCACTAGTATTGGACTAATAGGTAAAAACTTTACAAGATTTGGTGAAACAATAAACGAAAACATGTTACACCTCTTAGAAAATTTTGCTAATGCCTCAGCGCCAAATAATCCAACTGAAGGTCAACTTTGGTATGATAGTGGAAATAGTCAATTAAAAATTTATGATAACGGTGTTTGGAGCGTTATTATTAGTGGATCTGGTACAACAAAGATTGAGTTTAGAAATAGAAAAGACACAGGCGGAAACTTTCATAAAACAATAGAACATATTGTCGATGGAAGCATTGTTAGTATTACAACAGACGACACTGTAGCTTGGACACCTCATAATGATGAAAAATTAGAAGATGGTGTTACAGCATTGAGTACACAATTTGCAAGTATTCAAGCAGGCATTCAAATGAATAGCACAACAGACTATAAGTTTAGAGGTACAGCAACTACAGCAGAATACGCTGACTTGGCAGAGCGTTACGAAGCTGATGCAGAATATGAAGCTGGAACAATAGTGATATTAGGTGGAGACAAAGAAGTTACACAAACTACAGAAGCAAACGATGTTAAAGTTTTTGGAGTTGTAAGTACTGCACCAGCATTTGAAATGAATGCAAGTGCAGGTACAGATGCTACACATCCATATATTGCACTAGCAGGTAGAGTACCTTGTAAAGTAATTGGAAAAGTAGGCAAAGGTTCTAGAATTGTTTCAAGTGCTACAGCTGGTACAGGAATGGAAGCAGGAGATGATTATAGTTGGAAGTTTGTTGTAGGACGAGCTTTAGAAGAAAAAACTACCGAAGAAGCAGGTACGATAGAAGTAGTAGTTGGAGCGAAGTAAACTATGGCAAATTCACCAGGTGATATTGCAACCGCGGCACATTTTAATGCAGTAGGTTCAAAAATTAATAAAGTGTTTGGTGATATCTACGCTACAGCCGCAGTCACAGATCCAAATAGAATTAATACACACAAATACGGATGGGGATCAGGCAACGTTGCTGTCGTAATAGGAGATGACATTACTGCGGCACAGGTTCAAGGACTAGTGGCAAAAACAAATATTTCGATCAACCATACAGATCTTGTAGACAGTATAATAGTTTTTACTGTTCCAACAAATAGAACTGATATTGGACTTGGCACTCTTATAAGAGCAGAAGACCTAAATAAAATTGATGATAAATTTGCTCCAATTTTACTTAACAACAAACATTTAACTATTGATCCTACAAATGCAAGTGCAATACCTATTACACCTAGCGGAGGTCCATACAGTAGAACTACAGGCTGGCAAACTAAACTAGTAGGCGAACACAAATGGACATGGGGAAGTTATAACAAAGCAAGATATTTCTTTAATGCAGGCGGACAAGTTAGAGTTAGTTTAACTATGAGTGGCGGTAGCACAGCTGGATATTATAACTGGTCAGATGTTATCAACGAAATGGGCGTATTAAACTTTGACTGGGATACAGTTACACAAAGTACAGCAACTACACTTGGTACTAGTGAAGGTAAAGGTTTTTACGATTTAACAGACAAGTACGGAGATGGTAGCGATGGAGCCGCAACAAACGAAGGATTACTATTTCAAAGTAGTGGCGTAACGCTAGGTAGACAAATAGGCAGTTATGGTTACGGCTACGGATACGGATATGGTGGACAAGCATTTGGTTATATTACTGGAAAAGGTCTATATCCAAATTTTGCTGAAAGAGCTGTTATTGGCGGTACATATAGCAATACCATCTATGTTAGTAGTTACAGCATTTATAGTAGTTACCAGCAATTAAAATTTAGAATGTATGGCAAATATGTAGATAATGGTGCAAGTGTACAACTTAAAATTGTACTTGACGACACAGCTCATGCAAACATTATTGACGGTTCAATTACACCAACATTAAGTATATTGATGCCTGATACAATTACAAGCGGTGCTACTAGTTTAGATGTTACACCAAATCCAACATGCACAGTTATTAACTCATTTACAAGTGCAGACGATAGCTAAAAAACACTTGACAATCACAGCATAAATAAGTTATAGTAGTAGTTAACTGAAGGAGAAACTCTATGGATGAGAGACTCGAGAAAGCTCTAGACTTTGCAAATTATCGCATCACTCTAAGTAATCAAAAAAATACACTAAAGCAACGAGCTTTGGTATTACAAACTGTCCATTATAATAATGGAGTATTTCATGCTGATCCAGTTACAATAAGTTTTGTAAAAACTTTGATCGATAAAGGGAAAACATTTAGCATTATTTTAGATACTAAAGAAAATCCTATTGAGATAACTGATCTGGCTGATTTCTTAGAAGCATTACTGAGTGCTTATACTGAATCTACAAATGAATACAAAGTTCAATTGGAGAAGATTAAGAAAGCTAGAAATATCAAGACTTTAATGGACTGGTAAATGGCGGAAAAACATGAACCTCAAGGCATTTGTATGTTCGCATACAATAACCAAGAATTAGATTATATTAAATTTGCTAGTCTAGCTTCACGTTATGCCAAACACTATATGAATGGAATAAAAGTAGCCCTCATTACAGATGAAGGTACTGAAAATTGGCTGAACGAAACTAAGTCACAGCAAGAGATACAATCGTTATTTGATTATATTATAATCAACAATGTTCCGCATGAAATGAACATGCGTAAACACATGGACAGTCCATGGACAGAATTTAACGCACAATTTACTAATACAAATAAGCATAAAGTTTTTGAATTAACTCCTTTTAAAAAAACATTGCTGGTAGATACAGACTTTTTGATTATGAACGACTTTTATGAGTATCTGTTTAAAACAGATATTCCTATTGGAATGCACAGGTATGCCGAATATATCGGTGGCGAGCGTCCTTATGTAAATGAGATAACATTAAACGAAGGAGGAATCAGTCATTGGTGGAGTACAATAGTATATTTTGATCAAAGCGAACAAAGTAAAATATTCTTTGATATGTGGGCTCATGTAAAAGAGCATTGGGAGTACTACAGTTTGTTGTATCAGTTTCCCAAATCATTATTTAGAACAGATTTTTGTGTAAGTATTGCCGCACATTTGATGAATGGGTTTACAACTGAAGAATTTGTACACGACTTCCTTAATACGCCATTGTTAAACATGGATCAAAAAGATGATATTATAGGAATGAACTCACACGAAGACATTATATTCTTAAAACACAATAGGGTTGAACAATGGAAGAATATATTGGTTAGGCATACAAAGCAGAATCTACACATTATGAATAAGAGGGCATTAGACAGACATTATTTTGGTCTATTAGAAGGATTAGATAAAGCAGAGGCGATAAATGAGTAGAGGATTTATTACACTAGGTATCGACACCGATGAAGATAAAATTAAACACTGTTATACATTAGCTTGTAGTTTAAAAATAATCGAACCTACTGCTGAAATTTGTTTAGTAGTTGACAAAGGTCGATTAGATATGATAAGTGATTATTACTCACATGTTTTTGACTACATAGTTGAATTACCATACGGCAATAGTGCATACAAAGATGGTTTCCATGGTATGAATTTATGGCAACTTTATCATTGTACACCTTTTGATGAAACTATATATTTAGATTACGATACAATACTAGTTAATGTTGATTTAGATACTCTATGGGAACTAATGGCAACCAATGATATAAGTTTTCCAGGAAATGCTAATAATTATAGAGGATTTTCTGCTAATCAAAATTTAAGATTCGAATATGAAATACAGTATAAACTTCCTAAATTGTATTACAATGTAATATACTGGAAACAAAAATCTGCACTAGCTATTGAATGGTTTAAAATGGCAGATCCAGTCCTACAATACTGGAGAGATGTATACAGCAAAGTTTTTACTGATAAAAAACCGCAAGACTTTGAAAAGAATGTTTTGTGTAATCTAGTGACACATTTCTTAGATTTAGAATTAGATACAAGAATCTTCTTAAATAATCATACAGACCTACATAGATTTTCACATGGAATATTTGACGAAGATGTACCAGACCGATGGACTGAGTTTATGAATACTTGGGTAACCAATCATCAGAAGATACAAATAGAAAACTATATACTACCTAGTGGAATTATTCACTACAGCGACGAAACATTTTTAACCGATGAAGTAATGCATGTCTACAGAACCAAGTTTATTACAGACTCTAAAAAAAGAAAAAGCACCTAAAAAGTGGTGCGTCTACTATGACGATGATACTGGCGAAGTTATAACAGTCACTAATCGTGTCTTAGATGAAATAAAATCACCTCATTTTTTTACAGAAAATGATGATGCTCGAAAAATTCTTATGGGCATTATCGACCCTAAGAAATTTTCTGTGCTTGAAATTGATACTGGATTTATATTAGGAGAAAAATCAGCAGTATTGCGTATCAAAGAAGCTGAACAGTCTCTTAGTATGATTCCTGTTAATGATAAAGCCAAAGCAGATGTGAATATTATTATGTATGTCAACAGTTGGAAAATGGAAGTAAATTTTGACCAAGACACACTTTATAAGATGACTGGTAAACGCTATTTTAAACAAGCAACGATTAATCCAGAGAGAGATGGAAAATACGACAACATTACATTATACATTATTAAAGATAAAGATCCTAACTTCTTAATTAAAAAAATTGATATTGATCCCGGCGAACTTATTGAACAAGGGTACTTGCTATTTGATATGAGTGCATTTAGAAACGTTTGTGGACTTGGAGAAATGAGTATTTTAACAAAGAAAATCTTTAAGACTTATCGTGTCACAAAGAAAGCAACATTTGTTGGTGCTGATTATACAAGCAGACGTAGCCTCAGAAGAAGGCATATTGTTCCACAGATAAGTAATGAGGAAGTGTTATGTGATTTTACCATAATACCAAAAGAGCAATCGTTCAGTATGAGAAGTAATTTTAAAGATCCAACAACAGTTAAAATTTATCATGATGTTGGTTTATATGTAACAGATAAAAATGATCCTAATAGACTATTAGGAACATTGATCTTACCTAAATCAGCTGTTGGGTATAACTCCACAGTAGAAATTGAATCTGACTTAGATCTCAATAACAGTGCATTTCTATTAAAAGAAGAAAACAGAACTATAACATTTGACATAACAGAGGAATCGCCAGTATGACAATAATACCAATAACAGAATTTGACATTGTATACATTAGCTATGATGAGCCAAACGCTGAACAAAATTATGCAAATTTATTAGAAAAATGTCCGTGGGCAAAACGTAGTCATGGAGTATGGGGCAGTGATGCGGCACACAAAGCGGCGGCGGCAATGAGTGATACAGACAGATTTGTAACTGTAGACGCTGACAATATTGTCAGAGAAGACTTCTTTAATGTTGAATTGGACATGGACAGGATTAAAGATACAGATGTAATTAGTTGGGCAGGTAAAAATGCTGTAAACGGATTGGTATATGGCAATGGAGGTATCAAATGTTGGCCCGTAGATGTTGTTAACAAAATGCGTACACACGAAGCCGCACCAGAAAGTGATAAAGCCGCACAGGTTGATTTTTGTTGGAATATACAATATGTGCAAATGAATAATATCTATTGTGATGTTGCTAACAATGCTAGTCCACTACAGGCATGGAGAGCAGGTTTCCGCGAAGGTGTAAAGATGGGACTAGAAGGCGGAGACGTAGTTGATGCAAAAGATCTTAAAAAAATCTTTCACGAAAATTACAAAAGGCTATTAGTATGGATGACTGTTGGCGAAGATGTAACAAATGGTTTATGGGCAATCTATGGTGCTAGACTTGGATGTCACATGACCAATGTTGAAAGACGCAAGTGGGACTGGCGTAATGTGAGAGATTTTGATTGGTTAACTAACTTCTTTAATACAGAATTATTTCCTGAGTTTGAAGGTGGAACTGAAATGTGTGTAAACACTGGAGTAACATGGGATTGGGATAAACTTAAAAAGAAAACAGTAGAACTTGGTGTAGATCTTCGCGGTGAGCTAGATTTAGAAATTTCAGATATGGACAAAGTCGGTAGTAGATTCTTTAAAATTGTTTACAAAAATCCACACAGACTTGGTGCAATGGTTAGAGAAAACCAAGTTGATGACAGTATCGAATAAATCTACAGTACTAGTTACTGGCGGATTTGATCCTCTACACAGTGGACACATAGCATATTTTAAAGCCGCTAGAGCATTAGGCGACAAGCTAGTCGTTGGTATAAACAGTGACGATTGGCTAATGCGTAAAAAAGGAAAAGCGTTTATGCCTTTTGCAGAACGTGCGGCAATTATCAGAGAACTAGAAGTAGTAGATAAAGTAATTGGTTTCGATGATTCAGACGATACAGCAAATCAAGGAATATTTTTAGCACTATGTACCAACGCTGGTAAGCTAATATTTGCAAATGGTGGAGATAGGACTGATACAACTACACCCGAATATCGTATGTATGGAGATCATCCAGATGTAAAATTTGCATTTGGAGTAGGAGGTAATGAAAAAAAGAATTCAAGCAGTTGGATATTAGATGAATGGAAGACACAAAAGACTGAACGTGATTGGGGATACTGGCGTGTACTTGATGACAAAAACATAGTAAAAGTTAAAGAACTTGTAATTAATCCAGGATGTAGTTTAAGTGATCAAAAACATCAACATCGTTCAGAACATTGGTATATATTAGAAGGAAGAGTAACTATAGAATGCGAATACCCACCTAATAGCGACACCGAGTGGTCTAAAACTGTATTAACTCCTCATCAAACATGTATTATTGATCCAGATGTTTGGCACAAGACTACTAATATAGGCGATGCTCCTGCACACATTCTCGAAGTACAATATGGTGAAAAGTGTGTTGAAGAGGACATCATAAGACGATGACAGACACAAACAATTACGAACTTGATCCAGATCCAGAAACAGCCGCACAACTAGTAAAGCCAAAACTTGCTGAAATAAGTGATAGTATGTGTATGGCTAAATGGTTGTGGACTAGTATTCATTTAACCAATGGAACAACTAATAGTTGCTACTTGCCTCCTATACATAAAATTAATGCAGAAGATCTTAAAGATAATCCAAAAGCATTACACAATACACCAGAGAAAAAAGAACAACGAGCTATGATGCTCAAAGGAGAACAGCCTAGCGGGTGTGACTACTGTTGGAATATTGAAAAGATGGATCGTAATTTTAATAGTGATAGACACTATCGAAGTAGCGAACCATGGGCACAGGCTGGTTGGAAAGATGTATTAGCAAAAGGCGCAGACGGTGACATAGAACCTACAAGTATGGAAATTAATTTTAATCATGCTTGTAATTTAGCGTGTAGTTATTGTAGTCCACATTTAAGTAGTGCCTGGGCTAAAGACATTGAAGAGAATGGACCTTATCCAACCAAAGTACCTCACAATAGCATTGACTATTTTAAACAAATAGGACAATATCCTATTAAAAACAGAGATCACAATCCATATGTAGATGCATTTTGGGAATGGTGGCCAGAACTTTATCCAAAACTAAAAAACTTTAGAATGACAGGCGGTGAGCCGCTCATGGATAAAAATACATTCAAAGTTTTAGATCATGTCATTGACAATGGCAGAGACGATTTAGAAATGGCTGTAACTACAAATTGTAGTGTACCTGATAAATTGTGGAATAACTTTGTTGATAAAGTAAGTTTCATAAGTGAATATAAGAAACTAAAACGTTTTCGTATGTTTGTAAGCGTAGATGGTTGGGGTAGACAAGCTGAATATATGCGTCATGGATTAGACTTTGATCGCATGTGGAACAATGTAAATAATTATCTAACTAGAGTAGACGAAGGATTGGTAACATTTATTGTAACGTTCAACATGCTTAGTTTGCCTAGCATACAGCGTTTAATGGAAGGTATATTAGAATTACAGCGTATTCATAATGTTACAAAAAGTAGAAGAGATGACAAAGGTAAAATTATAGTATATGGACACAGTAAAGTATTTTTGGATACTCCTATGCTAAGACATCCAGAGTGGCAAAGTTTACAGCTTACACCTGAAAGCCATTGGTATCTTGCTGATGAGTGTTTAGCATTTATGAAAGAGAATCAAGACAGGCACAGAGCTAGTAGATGGGTAGGATTTAAACCACATCAGATTGAAAGATTTGATCGTAGTATTGAATTTATGAAGCAAGGATTTGATAACGACCAGCAGAAACAAGATGCAGAAGAAAATTTTGTTAGATTCTTTGGAGCACATGACTACAGACGTAAAACAGATTTTAGTCATACATTTCCAGAGTTTGCACAGTTGTTCTTAGATTGGAAAGAAAAGTACAATGTTTAAAAATATTGATTACTATACTGAACGTGACGTAATGAAAAAACATTACGGCTGTGATACCATGTGTACAGCAAAGTTTTTAAGTAGTACAATATATTTACAAACAGGTGAAACACATAGTTGTTATCATCCGTTGCCTCATAAAATTCCATTAGCGGAAATTAAAAAGAATCCAAGTGCATTACATAATACACAGTTTAAAAAAGATAGAAGAGAACAAATGCTCAAAGGCAATCGCCCGAGCGAATGTAACTATTGTTGGCGTGTCGAAGCAATGGGCGAAGAACACATAAGTGACAGAATTATTAAAAGCAAAAACGAAACACTACTTACGCCTGAAGCACACAAAATAATATTAGAAAAAGGTTGGAAACATGATTACAATCCTACATACTTAGAAATAAGTTTTGGTAATGAGTGTAACATGAGGTGTGCATACTGTCATCCTAAGGCTAGCAGTGCTTGGATGAAAGAGATGCAACTAAAAGGTTCGTTTGAAAATGCAGAACACCTACAAGTGGTAGAACAAGAAATTTACGAAGAAACAAGCAATCCTTATGTAGATGCTTTTTTTGAATGGTGGCCCAGTTTAAGAAAAGATCTTAAAGTACTTAGGGTAACTGGTGGTGAACCATTACTACAGCAAAACGTATGGAAATGGTTAGACATGCTAGAACAATCGGACGATTGTAAAGATATGATTTTTCAACTCAATACTAATCTAAATGTTAAAAACAAACTTGTACATAGGTTAATACAAAAAGTTGATAAGTTACTCAAAGAGAAAAAAATAAAAAAGTTTGCAGTATTCACAAGTGTTGAAAGTTGGGGAGATCAAGCCGCATATGCTAGGAACGGATTAGACTTGGATTTATTTGAAACAAATTTAGAAAGTGTAATGAGGGGACTGTCTCACCACGATGAACATTTGTTTAGTGGTGTCAAGATAATGAATACATTCAATATACTAAGTGTTACAAGCTATGTCAAGTTCTTAGAAAAAATAAGATATTGGAGAGGTAAGTTACATAACAAAAAATATTGTCCTAAGATTACATTTGATATTCCACATTGTACAGAACCAAATCAGTTTTCATTGATTGGGTTACCAGATGATTATGAAAGTTACTTTGAGTATATTACTGAATATTTTGATGAATGGAGTTGGCCAAATAATCAAAGCAAGTATGGAAAATCTCACCACGACACAGTTAGTAGTAATTACTTTAGTAGAGAAGAAGTTAAAATGTGGGATAGGGTAATTAGCTATTGGCACAGTATTGTAGAACAAAGAGGAAAAGTAAGACAAACTGATGAAAATCAATACTTGCAGTGTAGACAAATTGATGATGCTAGAAGAAACTTTATATTGTTTATCAAAGCAACAGATAAAAGAAGAGGTACTAACTTTAAACAAGTGTTCCCTGAAATGAGCGAGTATTATGATTTGTGTGCTACATTAGAAGATATTAAAAACATTGAATATAATAATGAATGTAAGCAATACCTAATGAAAGATACTATAGATGGAACCGCTGTAGAGTTTCATTGGGATGATGATTTTGTTTGGCAACACCCAAAACTAGCAAAAAGTATTTTAAATTGGCGGCGTATTAGAAACTTACCTACAAAAATTTATGACAAAGATGAGCTCAAGGATCAGATAGGCTATGTCTAAGCTATTACATAGTAAAAACTTTTGTATGGCACCTTGGATAACAATGCATCTTTGGCCCAGCGGGGAAGCGTTTCCTTGTTGTGTTGTATTACCAGACGAGGATAAACCTTTTAGTGGAAAGTTAGGAAATATCAGAGACAGTAGTTTATCTGATTTATGGAATAGCAGTCTAATGAAAGAGTTGCGTATTAATATGCTTGCTGACAAGCCAAGTCAAACTTGTGAACGTTGCATACAACAAGAACAAGCAGGCAATCAATACACACTAAGACGAGAACTAAACCAAAACTTTGCAGATTACTTTCACAGGACAGAAGCTACTAATACAGATGGAAGTCACGACGATCCAAAAATATACTATTGGGACGTTAGATTTAACAATCTTTGTAATCTAAGATGTTTGAGTTGTAGTGTAAAATTTAGCAGTAGTTGGTATCAAGACAGTATTAAAAGACACGAATATGATGGACCCGCATTACTACAATTACCTAAGAGTTTTTGGAAACAAGCACTTCCTTTAATAGGCGAAGTCAAACATGCTTATTTTGCAGGCGGCGAACCTTTAATGACCAAAGAGCATTATGAGATGTTAGACACATGGATTGAATCAGGCAATACTGATTTAAAGATAAGTTATACAACTAATTTTACACAAACTAGATTAGGCAAACGTTATATATTTGATTACTGGAATAAGTTCAGTAATGTACATGTAGGTGCTAGTTTAGATGATAATTGGCAACGGGCAGAATATTTGCGTAAAGATACAATATGGACTGATATTGTAAAAAATCGCAAAGAGATGATTAGAGCAAGTCCTGATACTAGATTCTTTTTAAGCAGTACTATTAGCATCTTTAATGCACTACATTGGCCCGATTTCCATAAAGAATGGATAGAAGAAGGTCTAGTAGATCCTATAGAGTTCAACCTCACATTGCTTACTCACCCTGAGTATTTGAGTATGACTGTTATGCCAAAAGAATTTAAGAAACGTGTTGAGAAGCGTTGGATTGAACATCAAGAATATATTGAACGTGCATTTCAAATAACACATCCAGACTGGCAGTATGATCCTTCAATAGTACAAAGTATGATTGACGGATTGCTTAAATATCTATGGAGCGAAGATAATTCTCAACTCATTGACAGGTTTCATGATGAACAACGTTGGATGGATAAAATCCGTGACAACGATTGCTATGAAGTCTATACTGAGTTGGAAAAACTTAAAGAGTACGGTGATCACTATGAGAAAGTGGTTAACAGAGGATGGTAATGAACGACAAAAAGTATAATCTAACTGAGAGCAAATTCTTTTGTATGGCTCCGTGGATTCATATGCATGTATGGCCCAATGGTCGTGCATTTCCTTGTTGTTTGGCAGATCCTGCTAAAGGAGATTACGGAAATACAAATCAAAGTACACTTAAAGAATTATGGAACAGTGATGTTGCTAAAAAACTTAGACTTAATATGCTAGCAGACAAACCACACCCTACTTGTACAAGGTGTTATAGATTAGAAGCTGACGGCGATGCACATACACTACGCATTAATATGAACAAAAAGTTTGGTGAAAAGCACTATAGCAAAGCTCTTGAAACACAACAAGACGGAACGCACAATAATGTAAACTTCACATACATGGATTTTAGATTTAGTAATTTATGTAATATGAGTTGTAGGAGTTGCAGTCCTACATTTAGTACACAATGGTACGACGACTTTATGAAAAAGTTTGGTGAGGTACCCAACGATGTTGCACCTCAAAAATTTATACAACTTAAAAACAAAAAAGGTTTTGTAGAAGAACTTTGGCCCTACTTGGATACTGTTGAAGAAGTTTACTGGGCAGGAGGTGAGCCGCTTGTAACTGATATGCATTGGAAAATTATGAACTATTGGATTGAGACTGGCAGAGCTCATGAAGTAAATGTTTTGTACACAACTAATTTTAGTCAGCTTACTTACAAAAGACAAAATGTATTGGACTTATGGAAAAAATTTAAAAGTGTAGAATGTACAGCAAGTTTAGATGGTATGGGCAGTCGTGCTGAGTATATAAGAAAAGGCACAGTATGGAGTGATATAGTTGCAAATAGACAACTAATGATGGAACAAACACCTCACATTAATTTTGATATTACACCAACAGTAAGTTGTATGAACGTACATCATTTACCAGACTTTCACGAAGATTGGGTAAACAAAGGATTACTTAAAGTAGGACAGATGCGTATCAACAACTTACTAGATCCTGATTACTTTTGTATGCAAGTATTGCCTAAGGCATTTAAAGATAAAATTACAGCTAAATGGGAACAGCATATTCATTGGGTTCAAAACCATCCTCAATATGATCCAGGACAAAACTTTGTTCGCAGTGCAGAAGGTATGCTTAACTTTTTACACAGCGAAGATCGCAGTGACTTATTGGAAAAAACTATTCATCAGCTTGAAGAATGGGATCCTATTAGGCATGAAGATTGGCGTATAGCAATACCTGAATTAGCAGAGGCACTAGCATGAGTAAAACTTTTTGCTTACATCCTTTTGTAAATTTAAACAGCAACACTGAAGGTAGTGTGAAGTTATGTTGTAGCATCACTGAAAATATACATGCAAAAAATGCTGACGGTAGCGAATTTAATTTTGGCACCAACAGTATAGAAGAGATTTGGTATAGTGATTATATGGTAGATATAAGATCACAATTATTAAATGGTGAAAAGCCAAAAGCATGTGACGTATGCTGGCGATTAGAAGATTTAGGAATACAAAGCAGTAGACAAAGTGCTTTTACTGAATACAACGATATAGGTCTAAAGCGTGATAGTACTATGCACAGTAGACCTCCGTTGCCAACTAGTTTAGAACTTAGACTAGGAAACTTCTGTAATTTAAGATGCAATAGCTGTTGGAGTCTGAGCAGTGATAGAATACACGACGAGCGTATGAAAATACTAGATAAAGATTTTAATGTACCTGGTTGGATTCGTAACGAATGGTCAAAAGAAGTTGACATGGCAAGTTCTAGTAATATGAAATGGTGGCAAAACAAAGACTTCGACAATACAATAAAAAAACTTGCCCCAACACTCAAAAGACTTTATTTGACCGGTGGTGAACCTACACTTATAAGACGCAATATAGAAATAATGAATATGATATTACAAAGTGGCAATGATAAATGTTATGTTGCACTAACAACAAATCTTACACATTGGAATGAAGAGTTTTATGATACACTTACTGAGTTTAAAAATGGCGAAGTGCAGATCAGTATAGACAGTGTGTATGACAGAAACGAATATATTAGATTCCCGACTAAATGGGATCATGTAGAAAAGAACATACTTAAACTTTGGTATAAACTTCCAGAAACATGGAAAATAAAACACTACACTGTATTTCAAAATTATAACTATGATGATATTCCGCAAATTTTAGATTGGGTTACACAGTTCAAACATAACAACAAAGATCGAGACTTACTTTATATATGGTCTCCTATAGTGTTGGATAATCCTCCGTACTTAGATGTTCGCATAGTAGATAGACAAGTAAGACAAGAAGCCGCAGATAGACTTAAAAATTATACTCCTTATTATGATAACTTAAACTTATATTGGAATCATGGAGTACAGCAAGCAATTAAGTTATTAGAGTCTGATGCAATGGAAGAAAAAAAGAGACAAAAATTGTTAAGTAGATTTAGAGAATTTAACGACACTATGGATCGAAATAGAAAAACAAAATGGTATGAAACATTTCCTAACATTGCTTCAAAGGTATTAGTAGAATGAATGAACTAGTTAGGATAGAACAATCAGGAGAACCATTTGTTAATATTACATGGCAAGTAAGCAACTTGTGTAACTTTCGTTGCACCTATTGTAATGAATACAACTGGAATGGTAGCAATCTAAATTTAGATGTAGAAGCTCTCAAAACAGGATTGACCAAACTGATTGATTATGAACTTGCTAGAGGATATACAAGACTAAAAGTGTTCTTTAGTGGAGGCGAGCCTTGCTATTGGAAACCTCTTACTAAAGTAATGGATCATATATTAGCAAGCGGAATGAGTGAAGTCAAATTTGCAGTGAATACAAATTTAAGCAGTAAACTAAAATGGTGGGAAAAGAATGTACACTACTTTGATGATGTAGTAGCAAGCTATCATCCAGAGTTTGTAAACAGCGATCATTACCTAGAAATATACAAGTTCCTTAGCGACAAAGTAAATTACTTGTGTGGTCGTATGATGATGCATGAACCTACATGGGATCAAGTAATGGATTTTAGTAAACGTATAAAACAGGAAATGAAAGATGACAACTGGCGTATTGAATACGTTCCGATATTTGAAGAACTAAGTCACACTACTCGACCGTACAACTACAAAAATCCAGAGCATAAAAAGTTTTTAGAAACTACAAACTTAGAACAAGATATAAAGTTTGGTGTACCTGCTAAAGCTGAAGGTATGGCAAGTGTTGAAGTATATGATAATGGATCAGTACAGCCTATTAACTGTAATAGACTGGTAGCAGAAAGTCGCAATTACTTCAAAGGATGGAAATGTTTGATACCAATGGAAAGTATTTTTATTAACTGTGAAGGTAAAATAGATATGGGTAGTTGTGGTGTTATGCCTCAAGTAGGAAACTTGTACGATCCTAATCTACAATTAGATTTACCAGAAAGTGTGATATGTCCAAAAAGTCATTGTCACTGTGGTACAGACATTTATATAACAAAATACAAGGATAGAAATTATGGAACAACTAGTACAGCGATACTTTGATGCGTGGAATGCAAACAGTGTAGAACAGCTAAGACCTTTACTACATGATGCAGTAACACTAACAGATTGGGAAATTAGTGAAAGTGGACTAGAAGCAGTTATCAATGCTAATCAAAAGATATTTGATGCAGTACCAGGAATACACGTTACTGTACACGATATGGCTACAAGTACAAATCAAGTTATGGCACAAATAACAGTGCATGTCAATGAACAAGAACAATTATCAGTTATTGACGTACTAACTATTAGTAACGACAAAATAACAAGTATCAAGGCATATAAAAAATAATGGAAGAAGAAACCTATTGCGTATTAGCTTACAATCATTTGAGTATTGATCCACAAGGTCAAGTACGTCCTTGTTGTAACTATAACCTTCACAAGCAAAGTTTTAGAGATACAAAATGGAAATTTAAAAGCATATGGAATAGTGATAATCTTGCTGACTTGTTAACAGGGCAACCGCATGTAGAATTAAGAAAAGACATAGAGAAAAATCACAAGCACACATTCTGTGATAGATGTTGGGTAAGCGAACTTAATGGTGGCGAAAGCTATCGTAATATGTGGAATGATATTTTTAAATGCGGTACCAAAGACAAGTTTCAGCGTGAGATAAAAATTGAGTATGTAGAGTTTACACTAGGCAACAAATGTAATATACAATGTAGAATGTGTAACCCTTGGAGTAGTAGTATGTGGGCTGACGAGATTTATAAAAATCCGCAGTTAGATTTTTGGGATACTGCACCACATCTGAACAAAGATAGATTTGAATGGTACTACACTCCACAGTTTGATAAAATATTTGCAGAAATATTACCCACACTTAAACATGTAAACATGCTAGGCGGTGAGCCATTGTTTAATGCAAAGTACTATGAGATACTACAACATATAATAGATAGCGGAAGATCCAAAGATATTGTAGTACAGTTCAACAGCAACATGCTAGCAGTACAATCTAAAGTATACGACTTGTGGAAGCAGTTCAAAAGTATACACATCAATATGAGTTGTGACGGTGTTGAAGGTGTAAATGAATATGTTAGATGGCCTGGCAAATGGAGCAAGTGGGAACGAAACTTAAATAGAGTATTTGAATTACAGCAAGAACTAGGAGAGGACAAACTAAGATTACAGGTACACAGTACATTGAGTAGTTTAACATGGCTTGACTTAGGTAACTTGTACAACTATACCAAAACATTACCTATAGGTCCAACGTTACCTTTTCTTATACAAGTGACACAACCTGCTCAGATGGACGCAATACATTTACCGCAACCACTCAAAGACAAAGGCTATGAACAAGCTATCACAGCAATAGAAAATGCTGATGCAGAAGATTGGGAGGTGTCAAACAATCGCAGTTTATTAGAGCATGTAATGAATACAGAGCGTGATCCGGATAAGTGGGAAAAGTTTATAGTAGAAACAAATCAACTTGACAAAGTACGCAAACAAAGCATACTTTCGTTTATACCTGAATTCGAAGAATACTGGCATGAATAACTTGCATACAATTAGTGAATCCCACAGACCTTTGCGTGGAACCACACTTGATCTTATTTCTCAAGGCAGTAAACATTGTCTGGTGCTGGATACACCTTTTCATTTAGCACACACTGATATACCTTTTGATCAAGTACATTATTTTTCAAATTTAGATACTATCTATCCAGACGCATGGCAGGACATATTAGATAGAAAAACAAAACTTATATTCATGTTTACAGATTGGTGGCACACAGTAAATGTAAATGAAACTCACAATCAGCCGAGTGGTAATTTAATTAGTTTAGACCTTTATAAAATTTGTTATGAACTTTGTAAACGCTATAGCATCTTAGATAACAGTAGTTTTATAAGTCCTAGTAGTATACAATATGTAGAACAGTTCGACGATTGGCCTATAGTAAATTACAACGAACCATTTAATAGATACTTTGAATTCTCTCGTGACATTGAGGTATTGTATAATACAACACCAATGCAAAAACATTTTTTATGGCTTAATAGAAGAAGTAGAGAGCATAGAATGTATGCTCAACATCAAGCATACAAAATGGACTTGTTTAATAATTGTATATATAGTTTACACGATTTAGAAAATTGGTCTGACCAAGAATTTACTAAGTTTCTAAGCGAGTATTTGGATCCTAAAGATATTGATCTAACTTTTAGAAAATTAAAAAAGAGATTGGATCACGGTTATAGTGCAGTTACAGATAAACAACATTTGTCTGAAATAACAGATTTAAAATACTACAGTGAACAAACTTATTTAGATATTGTTGGAGAATTTAATTGTAGTAATCACAAAGTTTTTCTAACCGAAAAAGTAAGTAGGAGTATTGTATTAGGAAAACCTTTTGTGGTGTTTGGAGATAGAGGAAGTTTACATGAACTTAGATCCTTAGGGTTTCGCACATTTGGTGACTTCTGGGATGAACGTTATGATAAACTTAGTACATCAAAACAGCGTATAGATGCCGCACTACAAACGCTAGATTGGATAAGAAATAATATTGATATCACACAAGGATACAGCAACGATATGATAGAAATATTAGAATATAATCGCAAGCACTATAATACAATATGGATGCAAAGTCAATTGGAGTTATTTAAAAAAATACTATGAAACCGCAACAAGTAATAGAACAAGTTACTGATATGGCAATATGGGAAAATGCTGTATGGGTTAATGCTGTAGAAAAAGTATTCTTTGTACCAATTTGGAGAAATGCTAATACTGAGTTTATGCATCTTGCAGAACAGTTTGGATACACACTAGAATACGATTACGATCTCACGGACTATACAGGATATGCATTTGTCAGACATCCAAACAAAAGAATAGCAGGACAAATATGGCGGGCAATGCAAAACCAAAACTATAGTTTAGAAGAATGTTTACATTTTATTAACAGCAATGACTTTA